AATCTTGCCCAAAAGTGGAAGGACCTATTCAAGCAATTCCGTGATGGCTTTAACAACGACATCCAAGCAATACCAATTGCTAATAAAGCCTATCGATTGAATATGCTGGACCGTATGGCGCGTGATGCTGAGAAGTCAAAGAATAGACCATTAGCAGCGGCACTAGCAGAGCAGGCAGCCAAAGAAATGGGCGAGGTGTTCACCAATAAGCAGAAGGTCGATAACACATCTAGTGATGGATCAATGGCGACCAAGCCGACAGTAATTAGGTTGGTTGCACCAAAGGTAGATGAAAATGGGAGAGCAATTAAATGATGAAATCTATGCCGACATAACGATACCGCCAAAACTTATACCAGTATTCAGTGCCAAGTCGCGCTACAAAGGCGCTTACGGTGGCCGTGGTAGTGCTAAGACACGTACATTCGCATTGATGACAGCCGTAGAGGGTTATCGACTAGCCGAAGCAGGCGCTAGCGGCATAATCCTATGCGGCCGTGAGTATATGAACTCACTAGAAGAATCGTCGCTTGAAGAAATTAAGCAGGCTATACGTTCAGTTGATTGGCTTAATGATTACTATGAGATTGGTGAAAAATATGTTCGTACCAAGAATAGGCGTGTTGCTTATGCCTTCACTGGTCTACGTCATAACCTAGACAGCATTAAAGGTAAGTCGCGCATATTACTTGCTTGGGTAGATGAGGCTGAGAACGTCAGTGAAAAGGCGTGGCAAAAACTACTACCTACCGTCCGTGAGGATGATTCAGAGGTTTGGATAACATGGAACCCTGAGCACGAGGGTAGCGCCACCGACAAGCGCTTTAGACAGAAATATAACGAATTTATCGTTGAGTTGAATTACAGCGACAATCCATTCTTTCCGGACGTACTTGAGCAAGAGCGATTAGCAGACATTGAACGCTTTGATGATGCGACTTATCAATGGGTGTGGGAAGGTGCTTATCACGAAGCATCGGATGCTCAGATATTTAATGGCAAATTTGTTGTTAAAGAATTTACAAGGCACCCAACATGGAACGGGCCATACAACGGCTTAGATTTTGGATTCTCTACTGATCCAACTGGCGCTACAAACTCATGGGAACATGATGGCACGCTCTATATTGAATATGAAGCATGCAAAGTCGGTCTTGAGATTGACGACACGCCGGATTATTTGAAAGACAATATACCAGGTATTGAAAACTACGAGTTGATAGCAGATAACGCTCGACCTGAATCAATCAGCTACCTGAAACGTAACGGCATACCGAAGATTAAGGCATGCTTTAAAGGTAAGTGCAGTGTTGAGGATGGCATTGCTCACCTCAAAGGTTATAAGCAAATTGTTATCCATCCACGTTGTACCGCGACCGCCAAGGAGTTTAGGCTTTACAGCTATAAGACGGACCGGTTAAGCGGTGAGATACTGCCTGAGATTATCGATAAGCATAACCACTTAATTGATTCGCTCAGATATGCACATGAGCGCACCATGAAGCGTGGTGCTAATACTAAACGACATAGAGCCACAGCTGGCAAACGGACGTACAGATGACAGACATGACTAAAAAGCCGCGGTATCGTGTCAAAGCTGGCGGCACACTAAGCCAAGAGCAAGCGATTGATTTGCGCGGTAAGTTGTTTTACCAACAGCTCATACGCCAAGATACTGACGAGATACTCAAAAAAGCCGGTATCAGTCGCTATGCGCTTAAGACACTACTTACTGACCCAGATATTGACCAAGCGGTCGATAGACGTACTGAGGAGCTAACAAGCTCGCTTTATACTTTGATGCCGTCTGAGGGCAAGGTTGCTGAATTTATTTATGAGCAATTAGATTTGCATCTTGAGCCGATATTACAAGGCGTCATTGACAGCAAACTCTACGGCTATGATGTTGCCGAAATGGTATGGGGCAAAGATAGCAGCGGTCGCAATGTAGTTACTAAGCTGACAAGCAAGCCGATTGATTGGTTTGAGCCTAAAGCTAATGGCGATTTGCTGTGGTATCCCAACGATGGCAGCAAAGCGATCACAGTTAGTGACCAAGATGATTATCAGTATCGATATTTATTGCAGCAGCACAAGCCTACTTACTTGGAGCCAAAAGGTAAGTCATTATTGAGCCGTGTTTACTGGCTGCATTACTTTAAGACTAATGGTTGGCGTTTCTGGTCTAAGTTTTTGGAGCGTTTTGGTAGTCCGCTATTGATTGGTAAGACGGATGCGGCAACCGAAGATGACGCGCAAGACTTTGCTAATGCACTACTAGCTGCTCATAACGCTGGTGTCGTCACTGTCGGTATTGATGAGGATGTTAATGCGGTCACAGCTAACAGTGACGGCAAAGCATTTGTATCGTACAACGATGTGACCAAGCAAGGTATCACTACCTATCTGCTAGGGCAAACGCTGACAAGCGGCACGGATAACGGCGGTACTTACGGTCAAGGCAAGATACACCAAGAACAGCAAGAGATTATCTTTAACAGTGACCGCAAGCACGCGCTCAAAGCGGTACAACGATTTATTGATATCATCTGTTTAGCCAATGGTTATGACGCGCCAGAGTTTAAGTGGATTGCTAAAAAAGTTATTCCAGTTGACCAGTTAGATGCTGACAAAAAAGCCTATGACATGGGCTTACGCTTTAACAAGTCATACTTTGTTGATGAATTGGGTTATGAAGAACGCCATATCTCACACGTTGAAACGTTTGCGGGTGCGACTACATTACCAATATCAGCAAAGGCTAATTCGTTTGCCAGCAAAACATGGATGCCGTTTAAAGCCGCTGACAGCGATAGCGAGTTTACCGACGAGCAAATGGAGCTTGAAGCGGTCGCAGATGAGGCGCTAAATGCGAGCGTACAGCCGTTTGATACTAACGCGGTGCTATCAGCTATAAGCAACACTACGGACGCAGACAGCTTACGTGAGGCGCTATTTAACCTATGCGGTGAGGGATTGGCTGAGAGTGAGTTTACTCAGTTGGTTAATACGGCGTTGATGGTCGCTGATGTGCATGGTTTTGCTGATGAATCGAGTGAGGTTTGATATGGCTGATTACAAGATAGGCGATTTATTAGTAGGTAGATATAACCCTGATTTTAAGGCTGTGGTCGTAGGTTTTAATAGCGAGGGGTTGGTTCGCATATCACTCAGGCTATTGGATGCACAGAGGTACATGGAGCACACAGAAAGAGAGATTGACCTTCTTTACGCTGTAGTTCCGAGCGAGGTGTAAACATGACCGTAACAGCAGGATTTGACGTACAGTTTATCGAGGCCATTGCTTACGCTTTAAATCGTAACGTGGTTTTGCCTGATAATTACTATAACGTCATGACACCTATCCAACGTCAACAAGCGGTATCTATTGCAGGGCTTGCACAGACTGAGCAGATTAAGCATGTGATGGGCTTGGTCAATGAGCAATTAGTTGACGGCGGTACATTCGCAGACTTTCAAAAGGCAGTCAAGGCGGGTGATATTGATATTAATCTGCCAAAGTATCGGCTGGATAATATATTTAGAACGAATATCCAAGGCGCTTATGGTCGTGGCCGCTGGTATCAACAGCAAGCCAATAAAGATGAACGCCCATACCTGATGCGTGACGGCATTAACGATATTAGACAGCGCCCAGCGCATAAAGTTTTGTCAGGTGTGGTTAGGCATATTGATGACCCGTTTTGGCAGAAGCATTACGCGCCTGATGGCTATCGTTGCCGCTGTATCATGCGCTCTCTCACCAAGTCGCAAGCTGAATCAAAAGGTATAACCGTCGATGATGATTTGCCAAACGTACCAAACGATGAAGGTTGGATTGGTGGTACGCCTGCTCAGTACACGGGCAATATGAATAAGCTGGTCAATGACAAAATAGCCGAACTTGCTATCACGTACTACAAGCAGTCAGGTGCGATATTGGAAGCAAGGCAACGGATTGAGGCAGCTATTACCGTGATGTTGGCACAGCCGATACCTGAGCTTGCGACATTGATTGACGAAGCTAAAGAGCTGATTGAGGAGCAAGGGTCATGAATAAGCGCAAACGAATACTAGAGGTGATCGCGCTGATAGCTGATATAGCATTTACCATCTACACCAAACGCAAGAAACAAAAACAAGACCGCCGATAAGGGCGGTTTTTTAATGCCTATTTTTAAGGATTAATCATGGACAATCAACACAAGAAGATTAAAGGCTACCGCGAATTATCACAAACTGAAATTGATTTGATGAACAAGATTAAAGCCAAAGGCGCTGAACTTGGCGAGTTGATTGATGAGCTGCAAAACACTGATGGCTTAGACCAACGCGCTATTGCTATTGGCAAAACTGAATTACAGACAGGTACGATGTGGCTTGTACGCGGAGTGGCGCAACCTGAATCTTTTTAATGGGTGAAATATGAACTTACAAGCAAAGATTAAGCGCGATATTGACAGTCATGCGCTCATGGCTTGCCACGACTTACAAGGCGAGCTTGCGTCTATCGACTTCAAGTCTTTAGCGCGATACAGCGATGATGATAGCGAACCTGCTTACACAGTCGAGAATGGCGTAGCGACTATTGATGTGCGCGGTCTGTTGGTGCCTGAAACCTCAAGCGACTATCGCTCATGGGGCGTGACAGGCTATGCAAACTTGGCGGACTACATCCAGCAAGCCAATGATGATTACAGCGTTGAGCGTATCGTTTTAGATATCGATAGCGTTGGTGGCTATGTTAAAGGTCAGCACTTAGTTGACGACACTTTGGCAAACATTACGAAGCCGATTGAAACGTTTGTCAGTGGCAATGCGTATTCAGCAGCTTATCGCATAGCAGTGCAAACAGACCAAATCACAGCGTCACAGTTTGCAGGTATTGGCAGCATCGGCACGATAGTTAAGCACACAGAGCGAACCGGTTACTTAAAGCAGATAGGCGTCAAGGTGACGAATATCCGTAGCGGTAAATGGAAGGCTGTGTTTGGCGATGATGAGCCGTTGAGCGATGAGCAAGAGGCAGAAATACAGGCTGGTGTAAATGCTAATGCTCAAGAGTTTTTCGAGCATGTGGCAAGTCACCGTGGATTACAAGCTGACACGATTGCAGCACTTGAAGGGCGGTGTTTTGAGGCTGCCCAAGCAAAAGAACTAGGTCTAATTGATGCGATTGCGGATAGCGTGGCAGCGTCGAGCAGCACCAAACAGAGCAACACGAATCCAAAAACCGAGGGGGAATCAATGGATTTACAAGAGGCGCAAGCCAAAATCACAGCGCTAGAGGCTGAAAAGGCTCAAGCGGTACAAGAAGCTACCGACGCAAAAGCCGCAGCACTGGCAGCGCAAAACGCATTAGCAGAAACGCAAGCAGCAACACGCCAAACGGCTATCGACAAGTTAGCCGCTGATACTGGTCGCACGTTTACCGACGAGCAAGTGACTGCGTTTAAAGCGATGGACGCGGCGCAGTTTGCTGTTGCTGAATTTATGGCAAAACCAGTTGAGCCTAAAGTGCCGCCATTACCTGAAGGCTTGGATAAAGAACAAGCAACCAGTGGCCGTCAAAGTGGCGAAAGTAAAATCTTAGCGGCTGTCGAAGCGGCCAAAGCACAAGGAGCTAAATAATGCCTAACTTTAATTACACAACCGAACAGCCGTTACCAGTTGATATTGCACCTATCACTGATAGCGTCGTACCAACCACAGCAACCGCATATCATAAAGGCGACTTGCTAAAGATTGCTGCTGGCACTAATGTAGCGACGCATAGTGACACTGGTGCAGGCGCACAAGCCGATTGGCATGTTATCTGTTTAGCTGACGTTACCGCTGAGCAAGCAACTGCCAAAATTGCCGCCGGTGTTGAAATGCCTGTTTATGTTGCAGGTAAGTTTGATGTAGCACAGGTCAAACTAAACGGCGTTGCATTGACGCCAACACAGAAGTTAGCAGCTCGTGCGCACGCTAATCGTTCATTACCAATTACGCTTAGCGTAGTCAAATAGGGGATTTAACTTATGGCAACTTTTAACATTGAAGATGTGCAAATTGATACCGCATCTTTTGAAGAACTTGGCGCGGTTTATGATTTAAGCAAACCCGTTGATACTTTTTTTCGTGACCGCTATTTTGGCAACCCGATTTATCTAAACGGTGAAGATAAGGTGCCCGTAGGCGATATCAAAACCTATATTCCATTAGCACCTGCTGTATTGCCAACCGCGCAAGGTCGCGTCATTAAAGATAAAGTGCAGTTGAATGTTGATTACATTCCAGCGCCTTACTTTAAGCCCGCATGTATCGTTGAGCCATTAAGCAAGATTGACGCTAAGATGCAAAAGTTATTGCAGAATATGCGCGTCATTGCGACTAATGCTATTGGTACACCGCCAACTATGCAAGATGAGTGGGAAATGGCAGCCGCCGTGTCTTACTGGACTATCCGCCAGTCATTAGCAGCGCGTGTCACTATGATGTGCCGTGACGCTTTACTGTATGGCAAAGTGGTTGTGCAAGGTGATGACAATGCGGGTGTGACTGTTAACTTTGGTCGTCATGCTGATTTAACATTCAGCCCGCTTATCGCGTGGGACCAACCAGGTGCAACACCTTATCAAGACATTCGTAAAATTGTCAAAAACTTGGTTAAGCATGGTAAGCGCCGTCCAGTCGATGCTCAAATGTCTAGCCGTGTGTTTGATGCGATGACAGATGACAAAGAATTTAACGACAAATTCACGGCGTCAAAAGACACAAATGCAACCCGTGTGTTTGATGGCGGCTTTGGTGGCGAAACTACTGCAACCCTACGCGGTACGGTAGACGGTATTAACTTTTGGACGTATGACGCTGAGTTTGAAAAAGAAGATGGTACAAGCGAGCTGATGATTCCAGAAGATGGCTTTTGGTTAATCTCTGAGCTAGACAATCCGCTTTACTACTGCATGATTAAGCATCGTAAAAACCCTGCTAAATTAGCAATGGAATTGATGCCGTACCATGTGTTTAGTGATGACCCATCTGTCGATAAGTTTATTGCCGATTCAAGCCCGTTGCCAGTCACTATCAATAAAAATAGTGCCGCTGGTGGTACTGGTTTTATCACCCTTTAACAAACCCTTAACTTAATTGCCCTGCTTAATCGCGGGGCTTTTTTTGGAGCAAATTATGTCTAAATTAATGTATATCGCATTGCAAGCTATCGGCCAATATAACACTGGTGATCAAATCCCAGTCGTTACTAATGACGAGCTAGAAGCAGCCGTCAAAGATGGTAAGGCCATTGAAGGATTGCCAAAAGCGCGCGCTGAATTTTTGCTAAGTAAAGGCGCTATCAAAAAAGCCGAAGCCGAAGATGATACTAAAGGCGGTGAAGGCGGCGAAGTGGTCCAACTCGACAAGCTGACCAAAGCTGACCTAATCGACTTACTCAACGAAGAAGGTATTGAGTACGACGAATCAAACACCAAAGCCGAGCTAATCGCGTTATTTCCAAAGGACTAAATTATGTATGCGACTCATGACGATTTAATAAGCCGCTTTGGTGAGCTTGCTATAGCTGAGCTTGAGTCGTTGCATTATGACGGCTTGCTTGCAGTCACCAATGCACTGTCTGACGCTAGTGAAAAGATGAACAGCTACTTATCCATACGCTATAAAACGCCGCTTGTTAAGACTGAGCACCTGAAACTGGTGTGCGCTGACATTGCCCGCTATTTGCTTTATATGAACGAGCCGACCGACGAGGTAGAGGCGCGTTATAAAGAAGCGCTTAAATGGCTGCAAGACGTTGGTGCGGGTAAAGCCAATGTCACGTTTGCTGAGCCATTAACAGATGACGAGCAGCAATCGACTTACATCAAACCTGCTGTACCAATCGGTGATAGTTATCGTGGTCAAGTATTCGGTGATGATGTGTTTGCCACTATGCCAGGCTTTAAGTGAGGTAAACCATGATTGACGCAAACTTATCAGGCGGTGACGAGATAATCAGGCGGCTGGGCGCTTTGTATTTTGATAATCAAAAAATGCAGAAGTTTAGCCGTATGGCTGGTGCTGAAATGGTACATCAAACTGAGGAGCGCTTTTACAATCAGCACGACTTAGGGCGTCAACCGTGGTTGCCATCGCAAAGGGCTATCAGAGATAACGGTAAAACGTTGCGCGATACTGGCCGATTAATGGCGTCACTCACTTATATAGCGCTACCTGATGGCGTCAAATGGGGCACAAACGTAGTGTATGCAAAAGCGATGCACTACGGGCTACCTTATCGCAATGTCACGCCTAGACCTTATATGGGTATGAATGACGACGATAGAGCTAGTGTGCTAAACATTATTAATCGAATTATGGACGTGGACTTATGAG